GTCCCTTGCAAACTGCATTGAGGATGAGTGGACCAGCGACTGTTATACAGTCACTGCCAAGTTCGTACTGCGTGCTTTGTATGAGCTTGGAGTCTACGCATGTCAGCAGGGTATCATCGCCGGTGTTACCTTCCTGCTTGTGTTAGTTGGGATTGATGCTAGCACGGGGTTCAGCCTCTGCCAGTGGTTGAATCGCCGCATCAGTCTTGGTTATTGGACCCTACGGCTGAGAGCTCAATTTGATATTGAGGTTTTCACGACTCTCGTCGAAAAGTACGGGCAGCGCTTACCAGACCTGCGCCCCGTTCTTAAGGTTAGAGATTTTCCGCTTTTTGGGAGCCCTGTTGGACACACGCACGGTAGCGTCGCCGCCGAGCGTAGTTCCATCAATGCGCAAATGGCCCGCGTCGTGCGCGACGCCGGTCGTGTCCCTTATCACGTGTCTATGTCCCGTGCCGATCAAGCAAGAGGCGACCATGGTTGTCGCGTCTTCTATTGGGAAAAGGACTACAAAGTTCAGGCGAGGAATGACGTCGTCGACGACAATCACGTTATAGTCTGTACGGATGTTGACTACTATCTCGACATGGACTATTACCTGGGCTTTGGGTTACCAATTCTGCTCTATACTGTTGTGCCGCAGAAAGCCGCTCACCGCGGACCCGACAACTGCTACCACATTAAGAACGATCATGTGGTGTACGAGGTTGCCGGAGGTGGCAAGTATGAGCATCGAATTTGGAATTATGACCGAGACACGGTTCGCAGCGTACTCCATTATGGGCCCCATGCTGGGGACGCTGTGATTTATGATATTGAGCAGAAAATCGTACAAGGGGACGGCACGGACCATCGTGTCGTTCTACTTGTTCCCACCTTTAGGATCCCGCAATGCCTCGCCGAGGTAATGCCGCATACTAAAGGCTTGACGAGAAGGGTGTACACGAAACACGGAACGAACACTGTTTATGAACCAGTCCAAGGTATCATAAGCGTGGCACTTAATGGGAGTCGTGACGCCGTCACACTACCAGCGCGAACGATGCGGGCTGTACAAGCCCGCTTGCGAGGCAAAACAACTGCCTACACAGTCGGAGACATTGAAGTATTCATCCAAGACACTTTCCCAAGTACGTCTAAGATTGAGGCTTCTTTGTTATATGAGATCTTTGTGGCAAACGGAATGCGTGTAGACTACACGCCCAACGTTATCCACACTAATGCTCTCATCACCAACTACCGACCGATCGCAAGTGCCCCCCTTGAAACCGAGGTCGATGTGGGCGTCGCTGTCAGCACGCCTCTCGTCTCGGAACCCGCCCTTTTTGCATCACGCTGCAGAGATGCTGATGAAGTGGCGGTCAAGGGTCGTGTCGTTAAAGTGGCCAATAATAACGTGCCACCCGTTGTGTACGAGGCCTGGGCTACGGAATTCGTCGAATTCCTAGTCCCGAAACCAGGAGTGGGCACACCCACTGATTTGGACGTTGTCATCGCCAAGCAAGATCGCCCCACCCAGCGCAGTAGAACCGCGCAGGCATTACATGCCTTGGGGCTTGGCGCAACGAACAAGTTGAAGACCTTCATTAAGGCGGAGGCTTATGCTAATGTATCAGATCCACGCATCATAACAACCTGTGCAACTGATCTGACAATCGGCATGAGCCGCTTCACCTATGCCTTTAAGGAGGCCAACTTGAAAAGGCAACCCTGGTATGGACCCGGCCTAACCCCAGTGAAAGTGTGTAAGCGCCTAGCTAAACTGTGCTCCGAACCGACGGTCGAGACAGATTATAGCAGATTCGATGGAACTATCTCCATCTGGCTACAAAATGTGGCCAAGCGCGCTTACACACGCTGGTTTACACCCAGCGAGGTACCCGTTCTTCTTAAGCATTACCAAGAGGTGTTTAAGAAAACCGCTGTGTCGCAGCACGGATACCGTTACTCAGCCGGTGTTGGCACAAGATCTGGCTCGCCCATCACGACGGATGCCAACACCATGATCAACGCCTTTGTCAATTATTGCGTGTATCGTAAGATCGGGTTGGATCCTGCAAATGCGTATCAGTCCCTCGGACTATATGCAGGTGACGACGGAGTGTCAAGAAATATCTCCGGTTACTCGCAGGCGCTCCAAGAGGTCGCCAAAGAGCTTGGACTGTCAGTCAAGGCTCAAGAAAATCCGACCAATTCCAGGACAACTATGCTGTCACGTGTATTTCCCCACCCCGTAACATCAATGTCTTCGTACCAGTGCGTTAAGCGCACATTGCCGAAGTTGCACCTTTCTGCCTCGAAAGGAGTCAGTGTCGAGCAAGCAGCCTTTAATCGGGCCAGCGGCTACTTGATAACTGACGCCAAAACACCATTAGTCAGTGATTGGTGCAATAAGGTGATGCAGTTATCCAACTGTGTTAAGGTAGTGGGACAGACTGGTGAGGAGAAATACCGTGAGAGCGAGGCCTGGCCACAACTGGATGAGGATGTAGATCTTATCCGTGATTCAGTTGCGGCCGATTTAGGACTCACTACAGGAGAACTTGATGAAAGGGTTCAAGCTATCCGTAGCGCCAAGAGCTTGGCTGAAGTGCCTGTTGTTTGGAACAACAAGCGCGAAGTCAAGGTCGACGCAATCTTGGATGGAGTGGTGGTTCGTCCGCCGTCCGACCCCGTCATTAAGCAATCCAGTGAGGAACAATGGATGCCCACACGCAAACAAACCAGGCAGAAACCATCTCATTCTGCAGAGTCTATGAGGCCCTCAAAGCACTCCAGGCCCTCGAATCGGACGCCGTCCGATTCCTCCAAGTGCTCAAAGAGGAAAATGACCGACAATTCGCAACAGTCGGCCAGCCCTTCGTCGCCCCGGACGAATTTGCCCAACAGACAGAGAAGAGGCAACAACGCCTCGAAAACGTCCGAAAGGCACTAGACCTACTGCTGAATAAGGATTGATCATGTAAGGGTTTGATTACTCTTCACACGCTGTTTATCAACATCTTCTACAAAT